CCGTTCACTGTTACATCTGCGTTTACAGGGGCGACATTCTTTGTCAGTCCTCTTATCTTTGGCTGGGAATATGTGTCTATCACCCTCTTTGTCAGGCAACCTTTGAACTGCTCAACAATATTCTCCACACCGAGCAGATCATCCGAATTACTCTCTGATATGTCACCGAGAAAATAATTGTACTCTTTTAATGTGCCGTTATTAGCGTTGGTTTGGGTGTATTGTTTTCCCCTGATATTTAATTGTTCTGTTTTCCACCAGGGGTTACTCCAATATCTCGTCAGGCCTGAAACTGCATCACCAACGTCATATTTGCGCCGGAATATCTGAACGATATAAGAGTTGCTTACCCCGTCTGCATAAGTATAGAACCGGATATTTTTATATGCCACATATATGTCTGTCAGTGCTGTTGCCATTGTGAACAGCTTAATAGTATAGGAACCTTCTGCCGGGAGTCCTAATACCTTGCCCTGGAACGTGGCCCACCCTGTTGATCCATTGGGAGAGTCAACAATAAGATGAATATAACTCGTGCTGCTGTCCCACGACAACCATTCATTCCCTGATGTGTTTTTCAGGTAGTTGTTTGTACTGTCTGACTTAACGCTTATCCATAAATCAATGTCCGTATCATCCGTCCCATCATTCCATAAGAGATAATCGAACTCGAAGGCATAGACATCTGTCACGCTTAACACGGCATCCGCACCGAAAGACTGATAAGCATAGGTGTCCGGGTAGTCATCATGATCTGTCAATAGCATCCCATCCACCTCGCCGGGGACTTTGCGGGATATTAACTCCATAACACAGCTATTATAGGCAGTCCATTCATCAAAGGTATTCGCCCCCCTGTTGAATGTATCTCCTTTCAGATCCCAGTTTCTTATCCAGCTTTCACGATTGCCGAAATCCTGAGTGGCTTTTATTTTCTTTACAGCAGGGAGAATGATCAGTGAACCCCCCTCGGTATCGGCGAAATTGGAAGCATCACCTGTCCTGTCAAGGTTCTGTGCCGGGGCTTTAGTGATAGAGCTTTTTGCCGTTGCCGATGTGAATAACCTGCCGTTTATTGAAGCATCTTTTATCTCATCAATATGGATTATCTCCATCTGCCCGTTGTTCTGCCTGATGAAAGCATTAAAGACTTTTAATATCCCCGACAATGTCTCGTATTGGTTCATATCCTCAAAAGCATCAGGGTGTATGTTTGTCTGATCCAATGGGGAATCTGCCGATGTGTCGTCCATGCTTACCTCATAGGTGTTGACAAACTCCTTAAAAGAGGTTATCCCGACAGTACCAAGTATATCATAGACATACTTAGCCATTGTCTCCCTTTCGGTATAGCCCAAGTCTGAAAAGTCATAGTCTTTCAATATGCCGAGGCCGTCATTGCATTGCAGTGTCACAGGATATGGGGGGCCACTGTAAGGCTCGCTGTAATTATCTGCTATGATAAACCCTCTCCAGTATAGCTGGGATTCCCTATAACCGAAGAAGTCATCTACCGAGTAATTCACGTTAGTTCCGCTATTCCAAAAGACAAAATATGCCGTACCCGTCCAGGTTGGTATCAGTTCTATCTCATTCCACCCTGCGACAATGGCAGAGGTATCATCCTTAGTCCACCCGGAGTTTATTATCCCGACAACAGGCGATGTCCCTGAATTTTTTGTATAGAAGAATTTAACATATATCTTCTCGCCGTTGGTTACTGTGAACGATGAGGATATCCCTAACCCATTGCCCGATGAGTTGATCGCAGAAGTTATGTCCACCCCTGATGATGTGAATGTCTCATAAGGGTTAGTCCCGTCATTATTCCATGATGTTATCAGGTTACTACCGTTATATATCTTTACAGGAAACTCCATCCTGTCTGATGTGAATAACTCGGTTAGCTGGAAATCGGTATCGCTCCACACTATAACAGATGCCCTTGAACCGCAGATATTTTGATTATAAGGATCATCGCTCCCATACCATTCAATATATAGAGGTTCCCCTGTGGCTGTTAAGTCCGTTATTGCCCCGGTATAGGCATCCTCATGGATGTCAACCTTCCAGTCCACACCCAGGATGTCAGTAAACTCAGTTCTATATTTAACTCCGTCAGCCATTTATGTATTTGCGGATAATTCAGAGTTATACCTTTGTAATATTATGTTCAAGTCCCTTCCTGATATTCTTGCTATCAGCCGTTCATTGCCTATCGGTGTCACCCTGCTCCCCCTGGGCAGGTTCACAAGCTCCGGCCCTCTTTCGCCTACCATTGCCAACCCGCCGGGAGCATAGTTTGTCCCCGCAGCGAATCCGGGAATTATGCCTCCGAAAATATTCTTTGCAGAAAATAATGTAAGTCCCCCCAATCCGAATTTACCCGGCAGAAATGGGATAAGTAACTGCAACAGCCCAAGAATCCCGGCCCTTGCAGCTATCATGGCAATCATCCTCTTTATGCTATCGGTTATCATTTTAAACCCGCCGCCTACTGTTATAAACATCCCTGCAAAACTACTGGCGATATTAACAATAGTATCATTTAACTGTTCAGATATCCCTAATGTCTGGGACATCTCTGCTATTGTTGGTATCTTTGCCGGGGACACAGTAGTTAATTTCGTCATATCCCTGCCAGATGTTTTCCATGATGTGCCTGTGCTTGTGGGAGCTATATCCTTTGTTAATTGCCCTAACCTATACCCTGTTGTTAATGTTGTGTTAAGTTCTTTTACTGCCCTTAGTTTTCTTTCTGCATCTCCCGCTTCTTTGTTAATAAGAGTGGCAGTCTTATTCTCAAGGCGCAGGTTCATTAACATATCCTTGCCATACTCTTTCTCGTATGTGGCTATGTCTTTCTTCCACCCGGCTATCTGCTCCTCAACAGCCTCCTCTGTTACTGTCATTCTTGACAGCTCCTCAAGGTTTTTTATCTGCTTTTGGGTGAATGTTGTTTTATCTTTCAGCAGTTGTGCGGCAAGTTTCTCCGCCTCGGCTATTGCCTTTGTTTTCTCCTCGGAAGATTTATCCTTGTCAGCAATGATGGTTTTATACATCATCAACTGCGCTTCAATCTTCTCCCACTCTGCCATGCGGACAAGCCCCTCATCGTTCAATGTTTCTTGCTCCTGAAGCAGTTTGTTATACTGCATCCCCCATTGAGTCTTATCCTTAATACCTGTCACGGCATCTCGCATCCTCCTGCCGTTCTCCTGCATGATCTGAGCCTCTTTGATCTGCAAGGCAAGGAATTTTTTCTGCTCATCGGTAAGCAGAGAACTCACTTTTTCTAATTTCCATGTGTTCTCCTGCTCTATCCGATAGCCCTCAGCGATCATGCCATTGGCCCTGCGCCGTGTCTCCACCCTTGCTTTTTCGGCCTCAAGTGCATAACCGGCAGAGCCGAGAGCCAGCTTGTCCGCTGACTTCAGGTAAAGATCAATATTTTCCTTTGATCGCTGCCATGCTTTTGCTATTGCGGTGACGGCACCAATAACCACTCCGAGAGCAGAGGCAGACTTGATAAGATCGCCAATCATCCCCCCTATCTCGCCAAACTGTCCTGTAATGGTAGATATAAGCTCCCTGGTGTCAGACTTCATCTGCTTTGCAAGGCGGGCATTCTCTCTGGCTGTTTCCCTCATAGCCTTCTGAGACTCCTTTGCTGCTTTTATCAGACTGGAAGCATCCCCGGTGAAGGGAACATTAACGGAAGTAACTCTACTCATTTATTGACAAACTTAGTAATCTTATTAATACGTCTGCGAATCTCTCTTTTTGATACCGGCGCAGGTTTTTTCTTCTCCTTCTCCCAGGGGAACCTAAAAAGATCATCCGGGGATTTTACTTTATCTGTATGCGGCAGCACTGCATAAAAACATACCTGCCTTATCTTCTCCCACTCATCCCGATCACGCATATCCTCTCTTTCGAGTAATGCTGATACCTCGTCTGCGCTCATTGAATCAAGAAAGTATTCCGGGGCTATGCCTGAACCAACCACCCGCCCATAAACCGCCCTCCACTCTATGGGCTTTAAGTCTTTTTTTCTCCCGGTTCGGATATCACGTCTTTAAACCTCGACAATACATCAATATCATCATCAATGAGATTAAGAAACTCATCATAGGTTATCTCTGTGCCTCCGGCCCGGAAAACACAATAGAATAATTTGGTAACATCCTCAAGGGAATCCGAATCCTCGGTTATGGACTTGCCTGCCAATTGCTCGTACATGATCATTGCACGGATTGACATTTTCACAGGGTAGTCAACCTCCCCGATCCTGATAATCTTTGGTGTCAGTAACTTCATATATGGTTTATTTTAAAAAGGGTAGCCCCCCTCTCAGAGAGCTTCCCTGTTTATGATACAACAACCTCGTTGAGAACAAAACCGCTCTTGTGAGAGAAATTTACCGTGTATGTCGAATTTGCATCATCCGGATCTGTCTTGTCCAC